GCGTGCTCAAGGTGAGGATTTTCTTTTTTCTTTAAATGCTGTCTCCAACGAAACTCAACATCGGAAGAAACGCCAATATAACCTTGAGTAAACATATCATTATGCTCAGATAACTTCAGCCAATAAATGGCACAAGCGTTACCAGCGGTATAGACTAAACCCGTTGTGCCACTTGACACGCCATTGTCGGCTTTGAGAATATTTGATGACATATTATCCTACCTTTGCTTCTAGAGCTGTTACTTTTGCTGATAGTTCTTGGATTGCCTTGATTAGCATAGGAACAAATACAGAATATTTAACTGACTTTGTTGTTGTGCCTAAATTATTTCCTTCTGCATCTTTATCTGGAGTTTCTTCAATCATTGATGGAAATACAGTTTCCAATTCTTGTGCAACAACACCTAACTGTTTATGTGTTGGGTCAGATTTGAGATTGTAATTACGAACTTGAACTTTTAGTAAATCTGCAAGTTTTGGTGTAGCATCAACTATGTTTTCTTTTAATTTAACATCTGAAATTGCACCATAACTATTATTAGTGTTTTGTACATTTCCATTTCCAATAACAGCAAATACTTGACTGCTTGACGAAGCAAAACCTCTTATTAAAGACCATGTACCACCAGATGCGGCAGAAGAAGCAGAAACTATATCTAAACAATATCCATTTGTAGCAGACGCATTTTTAATTTGGACTGCTACGTTATTGCTGCCATTTACTTGCAAAGTGTGAAAAGTGTTTCCAGTAGTTCCAACATTTAAATAACCACTATTATCTAGTGTCATTGCTTGGGTAAATGTACAAGCCGCCCCAGCTCCTGAAGAATTATTTGTGGAATTTGTAAACCATGCATGACCACCAGAAGATAATGTATATAAAGAAGCATATCCGTTATTAGTAAATACTGTATTGTAAGAAGAATTTGTATAGGCGTTTTGGAATAATCTTAGTAAACTTGTACTTTGAGATGAAACTGAACCACCATTTAATTGCAAATTAGTATATCCACTACCCCAAGCACTAGGCGTAACTCCTACACCTACGTTTTGAGCTGTATCTATTGTTACCGCAGTAGTCGTGCCATTAGTTTGTAGCTGAAGTACGCCCGATGTATCAGCCGTGTAAACTAAAGAAGTTGTTGTCGTTGTTCCTGCACTTATTGTTGATGCCATTATGCTATCTCCATTTGTTTGCAATTATCAAAGTGATTCACTTTCATTCCTGCACTGCCACCAATTTTATTGCAGTGTGGACATTGTAATTTCGGTTTATTTCTGTGTGATTCTGACATTTTTTGCTTAACCTCTTCTGTAATTTTTTTTCCAAGCCAATGTCTTGCTACGGAACGATTTTTAAATTTTTCTTTTGTTTCTTCTGTATGTTTTTTTCCATACATTGGATTTTTTTCACCAGATCTTATTTCACTAAGAATTTGTTTTGTTTTTTCAGAAGATTGTTTACCAAGCATAGGGGGTATTTGATTTTTTCTTGCAATCTTTAATTTTTCTCTAACATCATCAGTAAATACAAGAGATTTACAGCCATCACCGCCTTTTGTTTGATTAACAAGATATATACCCATACTCCGAAATTCAGCAATTAATTCTATTTCTTTGGCAAACGCTTGTTCTTCAGTAAGCCCAGATTCAATAATCTTTACCAAAAAATTGCCCATTTTTGTAACTTCTGCTTGCCAAATACTATTTCTACCATTACGTCTATATGGTCGGCTTGGCACACCCTTGCCCACATAAAATACAGAACCATCTGGTCTAGTATGTACATAAACGCAATAATCATTTCTCATTACACAACTACCCATCTTTGCCCTGAGCTGACCGTTACCGTAATTCCTGAGTTGATCGTCACAGGACCGACTGAAAAACCATTCGTCCCACTAGGGATCGTTGAACTGGTTGTCACCGTGGTCGTGTTGGTCAATATAGATCCCCCACCCAAACCACCACCAATCCCACCCCACACCGAGCCGTTATAGCCCTCAAACTGCGCCAGTGTTGTGTTATACCTCAGCATTGCGGTAGCTGGAGTCCCTGGACGTTGTGCAGTCGTACCAGTCGGTAATTGAGTAGATCCTGTACTATTGAACAAAAATGTTGTATTTGTAGCAGAATAAGTTAGATTGTTACCTATCCCACTTGTTGCCATTGTCTGTACAGTTCCTGAGTTGTCCTTATAAAACAACTTTCCATCTGTAGCATTAATAGCTATCTCTACACCATTAGAACTTGTAGTTAGATTTGCAGATGATGGAGTATTCCCAGAAGTCGTACTTCCGAACAAAAGTATGGGCGTGAATCCAGTCTGCGACATATTAAATCCTTTTCACTATTGTATCTATATTCATTCAGAACACCAACCACCGTGACCCACTCGGCACTGTTACTGAAACACCATTACTCAAAGTTATCGGACCCACACTACTTGCTGAATAACCAGTTGGAATAACCACAGACGTACTCAAAGTCATAGAGTTAATTATTAACCCTTGAACACTTAACCCACCAGTAGTAGGGATAAGTTTGTCTGCTACGTTGTCTTGGTTAATAGCCATGATTAAACGTCCGTTGCGCCTTGATATTGAGACATTGTTTTAAGAACTGTGTAGATTGCAGTCATCAACTCACCCTTACCCGCTAGGTCTGCTAATCCAATGTAGTGTGCATCTTCTTTAACAGGGGTGAAATTTGAATCTCTAGCATCCTTTGAGAAATGCACAGATACTTGTACTTGAATGTTATCTTTGTTTCCAAAGAAGTTTGTGACTCTAGCGTAAGCCTCTGGTGCTGGTGCGCCAAATTGAGTCGTGCCTAAGTTTAATTTAAGTGCCATGTTAGTTCCTTAATATGCCAATTCGTTAGTTTCTACCCTAGCTGACCATCTAATTGTAGTAGAGGCAACCCCTGTAACTTGTATCTGCAATGCTCCGTTAGTTGTATCTGCTACTGCCGCTACGTTTGATACTGTTCCCCACCCTGCGGTAATAGCACCTGTTGTAGCTCCCAATAATGTTACAGATGGTGTTCCAACTAAAGCAGTTGTTCCTACTCCGTTACCCCTAGATATGACACCAAGTATTTGCCATCCCGCAATATCAGTTGTGTTTGCTGAATTGTGCGCTGATATTAATACTCTAAATGTGTATACAGTAACTGTTCCAGTTTGTCCGTTTGGCAATGTTACTTGGTTTACTGAAGTTGCAGAACCACCATCTGATGTTAAAGCAACTGCTCCAGTTGTTGTAGTTGAAATTGCAACATTTAATAATCCTGATTGATTACTTCCTACACTATAAGTACCCAAAGGCGATAAAGAAGCAGGAAATACATGGTAACCAATTATTGATCTAGTTGTTCCATAAGAACCACCTGTAACTGCAGAGTTTGAAGCATTTGCAACATTGCTTGATCCACCAACAATTACTGAATTTACACCAGAGGCATTATTATTTGTTCCAGAACCTACAAATGTACTAGTTCCAGATGCAGTATTACCCGAAACTGTACCAGTTCCATAATATCCACCACCCGCAATAACTGAACCAGCTCCACTTGACGTATTTTTCCAACCACCACCAACAAAGCTCCAATCTCCACTAGCAGTATTCCTATTAGCCGCAGTACCCGCATCGCCTCCTCCAACTATTACGCTATATGCTCCTGTTGCTTGGTTATTTCCTCCTCCTACTACTACTCCATGAGGTGTGTAAAAAGATAGGGTTATACCTGCCGAAGTCGTTGCGTTTTGAGATATTGTGAATGTATAAGCAGTTCCTGTTATTGTTGTAGAAGATACTGATTGAGATGCCGATACTGTCCAAGTAGAACCAGAGCCTGAAACAATGTATGTTCCCGCAGTAACCCCTGTTCCTGTTAATACTTGCCCTGCTATTATTGTTCCCGATGTTAATGACCCCACAGTTAGCGTTGTTCCACTAATTGTAGATGTAGCCATCACAGCAGGAGTTCCTGTTGTTACAGATGATGTTGCGTAAGTGTCTCCAGATACTCCTGTACCTGATACATATTGACCTACTTTAATGTTAGCGTTTGTAGATGTTAAATATAGTGTTGTACTTGCAGTTATTGCAATAGTGGTAACTTGGGTTGTTACTGCGGTTGATGAAGTGGCTGAATTTGTAAAACCACCACCAATAAAATTAAACCAACCTGCCGCAGTATTACTTTTTCCACCAACAATTGCAATAGAAGATGGAACACCTCCACCTGCAGTATTAGAATTTCCACCTGCAACTACACAATCGTTTTGTATAGCTTGATTATTTCTACCCCCTCCAACTGTTGTCCAAGGTGAACTTGCTCTATTAGAATCTCCACCACTAACAACAGAATTAGCAGCACTAGCAACTTGTGTCGCAGTAGTTCTACTGGTCTGCCAATCAACCGCATTAGCACCCCTAGCATTACCACCTGTAGCAGATGAAGTTGTTTGTTGTGCTTGTAATGCTCCTGTACCCAATGGTTGCAAAATAAGAGGTGTATTTGTTCCTCCTGCCGCTTTAATTGCAGGATAAGAAGCATCTCCCACCACCTGAATATAAGTAGTAGAAGCATCTCCAAGGGTTGACGTTCCTGTAACTTCTAAGGTTGTGAATTTACCTGTGTTAGCAGTTGTAGCACCTATTACTGTGTTGTCTATAGTTAGATTAGTTAGTGCAGATGTGAATGTAGGTGCGCCCGTACCGCCAGACACTAAAGGTTGTCCACTAGTACCAGGTGTATTTAAAGCTAAAGCACTTGCTCCAGAATATGTAACCGCACCCGCACTAGCCGTTAAACTGGCATTAGTACCACCATTAGTTAATGCAACTTGACCTGTTAAAGTGGCAGCAGAAACTGCTAAAGGTGTAGTTTGTTTGACGTAAATAGATCCATTTGGAGTATTTGAGTAAGCAACCACACCAATTTGAACAGGATAACCAGTTGGAGGTACAGTATTTTGTATTTGTCCAGCAGAATATGGGCTGAGATACAAAACATCGCCAACAGTAAATGTGCCTGTATTAACTGGACTAAGTAAACCCGCAGTAGTTACATAACCAACTGCACCTGATGCAATAGCTTGAGTTGTTAATCCTATAACCGCAGATGTTGATAAAGAATTTGCTTGGGCAGGAGCCACTAAAGGGTAAATAGCACCGCTTGATGTAGACGTTACATAAACAGCAATTCCTGCCGCTATGGACGATCCTGTGTTATTTTTAACCTTAACTTGTGTCTCTTGACCAATAGTTATTACATTACCGCTAACATCATTAAAATAACTTAAAGCCTTTTGTGTACTGTCATACCAAAGCAAACCTTCAGAATAACTTGGTTGTGCTATAGATGTATATGATGTTGTCGTATCAAACGTAGGAGCTGTACTTAAAACTACTTTATTTGATCCAGTTGTTGAGTAACTTGTACCCCAAGCAGTCCCTGTTGAATTAGGTATGCCTGCACTTGGGTACGGAGCATAAGGCAGTGCAGGTATGTCGGCAGTAACCAAAGACCTAAATGTGGGAGTTCCCGCACTACCAGATGCAGGTCCTGCAAACAAAGTATTGATTGGTTGTGTAGCCAATGTTCCTGTTAGTGTCCCTGTGGTCGTAACAGGAGACCCAGTCACATTAAATACAGACGCAGGAAGTGCCAGTCCTACAGAGGTTACTGGCTGTTGGGTTGTTACAGCACTAGACCCATTGGCATACATGTAACCAGTCAACCCAGTTACTGTAATGCTATTAAACGCCTCTGAAGAACTTCCGTTAATCTTTTCCCAAGCACTTGTAGTGCTGTTAAATATTGCCCAGTCGCCAACAGACCACAATGAAATACCGTTCAGTGTGGTTGTTCCTGCTGTCGAGACAACATAATAATTGTTGTTTGTGCCAACACTAGAGGTTAGTGTAGGGCTGTTTGTAGCTGCATTCCACGTTCCATGATAGGACGGTGAATTTAATGGGTTGGTAGTGGCAGAGGTTATTTGCCCCTGCGCATTGACCGTGATTGACGGTATAGCCACGCTAGACCCATAAGTACCCGCAGTAACCGTTGTGTTAGCTAAAGCTATCGTACCTGTAGTTGTTATCGTACCGCCAGATAAACCAGTACCTGCGGTAATACTTGTAACAGTTCCTGTGCCGTATGGCAATGCAGGTATATCGCTAGACACCAAAGCCCTAAATGATGGTGTTGCAGATGCCCCAGTTGTTGGACCTGCATACACTGTATTAGCAGTCTGTGCAGTAAACAACGGCTGTGCGCCAAGCGCAGTCAAAGCACCAGATGCGGTCGTAGATGATGTTCCACCACTTGCTATACCCAATGTACCAGCCAATGTAATTGCGCCTGTACTAGCCGTAGAAGGGGTCAATCCTGATAGATTTGTTTGGAATGTTGTAACACCACCAGGAGATCCATTACTTGCTGAAGTAACCTGACCTTGAGCATTGACAGTAATATTCGCATTTGTATAAGAACCTGCGGTTACTGCTGTGTTAGCTATGTTAACTGTAACTGCACCTGTAAATGGTCCTGATCCACTTCCAGTAACTGAAACTCCAGTTCCAGCAGCTACAGATGTAACACCACTTACTGATGATCCACTAGTGGCAGTTGTAATCCTTCCATAAGAATCTACAGTTAAATTTGTATTTGTATAGCTACCAGCCGATACTCCACTTGCTACAAGCCCAACTGTTGGATTACCCTCTACTCCACTACCATTTGTAACATTGATCTGCCCACTTGTACCATTTATTGATGTGGGTGAAATTGAACCATTATTTGCTACCAACAATCCAGATCCTGATGTTGATGCTAAATTAGCAACAATCCCAGTTAAAGCCAATGTGGGATTGCCTGTAGTTCCATCCGCATTTGTAACAGATAAGCCACTACCTGAAGTAGCTATCTGTACCCCATTCAATACACCAGAACCATTTTTAACTTGTATACCACTAGAACTAGTGTCTAATGATTGCGCTGCACCAGTTAAATTTATCTGTAAAGAATTTCCTATTCCATTATCAGTTAATGACAAACCCAATCCAGTAGCAAGATACCTAGCCTGTGTAAGACCTTGTGTTCCGCTTACAGTTAAAAATGGGTAATTAAGAGCTCCAGCACCAGATATTGAAGATGTGGTCGTCTGTACTGTCACACCATTTTGGACAATAGGAACTGCCTCTGTACCTGTTAAAGGCAAAGCATTAGGCAGTTGGGTGATTGTTACTTGTGATGACATTATTTAGGTTCAGGTGGGCTAGGTTGTGTATAGATAACGTCAACATTTCCATTGTCACTTGGATTATTAGTAGACTGCTGAGTACTAAGAACCTCACCTCCATATGGGTAAGTAACAATATCATAGGGCTCAACTGCCACACTAACATCAGGTCTTGGAAATTGTAATGTAATCTTCTCAGTCTTTCTAGCAGGTAATCGATATGGATCTTTTTGATCAGCACAGTTTTGCTGACACACCTTTAGACCAGGAAAATTAGGGTCAGGCATAGCCTGAATAATAGGTCTTTTCATCCTACATCTGTCGCAAATAAAGATTGCTATTGATGCATTACCCTCAGTATTAAGGAACATTGGCATATGTCACCTCGTATATACTGAAATGTTCGGGCTATAGTAAATAGGACTTTTATCTCTGTTTTCGTTTTCTGCCATGATGAAATACTTATCTGCTTGACCTTCTAAGTATTGAATCCTACCAACATCAACACCAGGCAATATCAAGCTCATTTGGTGAGCTAGCATCATCTGTATAGCCTGATTAAAAAATTGTGGTATCTCTAATTCACCATTTAACTGACCAACATCCATGACTTGGCGTGAGTACCAAATAGTCATCTGAACAAATGGATCACTTGGTGCGGGCCAAAGAGTAATCGTAGCTTGTGGAATAGTTCTGTTTAACCAGTACTGATAAGGCTGATTTGCAGTAAAGTTCTTGTTAGGTAAGTTTGTGTAATCATCACGGTTTAACCTAGCCATTGTTACTTCTGTTGAATTATTTCCAACATAAAACTCAGCAACATTTAAAGTCCCACCAGCGGTTTCTCTCATTCTGTAATATTGAGCAGTAACTCCAGGATCAATGTCATACCATAGCCATTGCCCAGATACCCAAGTGGTTACTCCAGTATCTTCTAATAAATTCCATGTTATTCCATCACTAGACCATTCTAAATAAATGTGAAATGATCCCGAAACGGCTGGCAAAATACCAATAGATCCAGCATAAATAGGATTGTTTAATCCATAATTTATTCCAATATTTCCATTTGGAGATGTTTGAGCATCAGATGTCAACACATTGTTGTCAAATGCTAAACCAGTAACACCAGATGATGAGAAATAACCCCCGCCAGAAGCTGGTGTAGGACGATTTAAACGCCTATACAACGCATTTAAAACATCTACCCCACCCACAGGTAGCAAGTACTCATATTGATCGGCATTAAGCCCATAAACCTCCTTGCTTATTGCCCAATAATTTATACCTTGATTGATTAAATTACTGAGAATAAAGAATAATGCTTGTTTAGAACCTTGTACTTGCTCAACAGTAAGCTCTTCCGCAAGTTTGCCCGACATACGAGCACCTTGATCTATAAAATTCTGTACGGTTACTACCGTTGTACCTACAGTTCCTGAATAAGCCATTTTTTACCATCCTGAACAGTGCCACCTCTTAAGAGATGCTTTAGCTCTTGGAGCATCTCCTTTTGAGTGCTCTACAACACCTGACATACGGGCACAAAATGAATCTTTTCTAGCCCCACCTTGTGGTTGAGGTGCTTTTAGATGAGATCCAGTCTCACGATTGTATTTTTCTCTACCCTTTTGTGTCAGACCTGCTCCTTGGCTTGTAGGTTTCTTCTCTCCACGACCTACCGCAAGACTCACACCACCATCTTTTTTCTTTACTGTTTTGGCTGATTCCCTAAACGCTTCAGCAGTTGGCGCACCTTTGCTACCAGGTTTACGCATATGTTCTTTAGATCCATGAGCTATCCTCTCTTGTTTAGCATGAATATTCGCATAAAGTCCACCTTTAGCCATCTTTTTCCCCTCATCAGCTTTGACAAACTCTTTACCTACTTTCTGAGGAACGCCACCAAACCCACCTTTTGTGTGGGAGGCGGCTTCCATCAGCCTGTGTTGTGCAGGTGACTTACTAGGCATTATGCTTGTGACTCTTGCCATGACAGACGAGCAAATGCAGTTCCATTTGAACCAATCTGGCTAACTGTTACATACAAAATGTCTGGACCATCAGGATATGTTCCTGCCTGACTTGTTGGTACTGAATTAGACAATCCACCACCTAAAACAGAATTACCAAATGGAGCAACTGAGGTCAAGTCCAAAGTTGTCTGCCCTGCAGTATTGGTAAAGAATGCCGCAATTGACTCACCGCCAGTAATGGTAGTTGCAGTATTGGTGTTAGTTGCCACCTGAACAATTGATGTTGTATTGGTGTTGTTTTGTGTTGGTGATGCAAATGAAGTAAATCCACTTGTTCCACCAATCACACCATTCAAAATAAATTGAACTAAGTAACTTGTGGTGGTCAACATAGCAATTTCACGCATCTGCAACTGCAAACGGTTGATAATTTCCTTGACACCCAAAGTACCAACAGTACCGTTATCCACAGATGGAGCTACACGGATAGCCATAATAGGCACAGCAGTCGCACTAGATGTAGATACCGCTGAGGTCATACCGTAGTTATAGATCAAAGATACGTCTTGTGTGAATCCGCCATCCATCACAACAGATGAACCCCAGTGTGACAACTGAGCGGCTGAATCAGCAGACGCATATTCAACCGCAATAGGAGCAGTAGCTGAATAAGTGTAAGCTGTTGCGGCAGCTCCACCTGTCGTACCACGAGTCAATCCAGTCAAAGTGGTAGTAGTTAAACCTGTGTAAGTGAAATATTCAATAACGCCAGAAGTACCATTACCAATAATACGTGCTGTACCACCCGCAGGATTAAATCCTGCTGTGCTCAATACGTTAATCGTAGTGTCTGTTGTTGCAATACTTGCTGTGATTGTTGTCAATGGCACTATAGTATTTTGCTCATAGTGAGAAGGTAAGTTGCCTGAACGCATATAGGCTTGATACTGTATGTTATTGTTTTGGAAACCATAAACATAAATGATCTGACCATTTGTTGCTCTGAAACCAAATCGAGCTACACCTGCTCCATACCAAGAATAGTCCATGTAGAACATTTGTACTTTAGTCAAGTCAAGCAAATATCCTGATGGATTAGCTATGGAATTTGATCCATCACAAACATCCCACCATTGTGATTGTGGAACTCTTGTCTCAACAACACGAGAAAGTAGTGCATTTGCAATAGTTACTCCTCGGTACTCAGGAGTTACATACAACTGTGTATCACTAGTAATGGTTGTAACACGATGTGTTTGACCACGAATCACAACATAATCACCAACAACCAACTGAGTTGTAAATTGAGTGCTAGA